GGAAGGACATCTTTGCAAATGGGAATTCAAAATGCAGCAATAAGTGGTTCTGATGGGACGTGGATACAATCTTATAATCAACCTGCAACTGCTGCGGGGAGTTTTGCATTAATGTTAAATCCACTTGGTGGTAATGTTGGAATTGGTACAACTTCACCAAACGCAGTTTTAGATATTGCTATTGATGCATCTGTTTTAAACTATCCAAGAATATACGATTCAAGAACTCAAGCAATAGATAGAGGTGCTAAATTAAATTTAGGTGGATATTCCGATGCCTTAACAACAATTACAACTTTTGGACAAATTGTTGGTGCTAAAACCAATGCTACAAGTGGTAATACATCAGGTTATTTATCTTTTCTTACAAATAATGGAACTAGTCTTACTGAAAAATTAAGAATAACAGATACAGGTAATGTAGGTATTGGTATTACCGCACCACCTACAAATTTATCTGTAAAAGGTTCTCCTTCTGCTCCAACAGCTGCTACTTATAATGGCATATTTGGTCTTGAAACTGCTGGACAAACTTCATTCCAAATGGGTATTGGTAATGTTGTTAATGGTACTTGGTTTCAAACATACAATCAACCTGCTACTGGTGGTGGTTCATTTGCTATATACTTAAATCCATTAGGAGGGAATGTAGGAATAGGATTAAATTCTGCTGTATCATATCAATTACAATTATCAACTGATAGTGCAGCAAAGCCTACAAGTGCTTTATGGACTATTGCATCTGATAAAAGAATAAAAGAAAACATAAATCCATATACAAAGGGCTTACAAGAATTGCTTAAAATAAATCCAATTACTTATGATTATAATGGTTTAGGTGGATTTGTAAAAGGTAAGGGTGGTGTAGGTATTATAGCACAAGAAATTATAGATATATTGCCAGATAGTGTTAGTTCAATAAAAGCAAAATTAAATGAAACAGATGAAAATGAAACTGATATATTAAATTTTAATGGACACGAATTAACTTATGTTTTAATAAATGCAATAAAAGAACTATCTAAACAAAACGAAGAACTATCTAATAGATTAATCAAACTAGAATCAAAGTAGCTAGAATTATAATAGAATAATCTTATATTTGTAAAAAATCAATACTATGATCCAATTATCAGAAGAAAACCTAAAAGCATTAGAAGTTTATCTAGTTGAGGTTCCATTTAAGTATGCGAATCCAATTCTTCAATTATTAGCAAAGCTTAACCAAGAACAAAATCCACAAGCTCCTGAAGCAGAAGTGGTGGAAGGATAATGAAATTCCTTAAAGATAACATCTTGTTCATAGCCGTAATACTCCTTGTGTTATGGCTATATTTTTTACTAAAACCTAGCTACTTACCTAGAATTGCAAAGCAATTTGATACTTCTCAGTATAAAAAGGTAGTAGAAGTACACGATACTACGTACAAAACATTGTACGTTAATACGTACAAGAAGGGAAATGATATACCATTTTATATCATTGATTCAGTACAGATTCCTGTACACGATACTTTATACGTATTAAACGATTATATGCGTATTAAAGTATATTCAGATACTATTAAAAAAGATTCTAATATCTTTGTAGTGAATGATACTATCAGCCAAAATAGGATTATTGCAAGAGGTTTTAAAGCCAATTTAACAGAAAAAACCATAATTACAAGAGAGTACTACGCTAAGAAACAGACTAATACCCTTTATTGGGGCATTAGAGGCTCTTACAGCCCACTTAATGGATTGGAAGTACTAAGTCCTTCCTTGATGCTAGGTGTCAAAAATAAGGCTTTAATAGGCTTTAGCGTAGATATTAATAAAAATTATAATATTGGGTACTCTGGTAGTATCTACTTTAAAATAGGTAAATAATGAAGGAGTTGTTACAAGATTTAGGTATAAACATAGGTATGTCTGTAGCTGGTTTATTTGGATCTGTTTTAATGGTAGGCAAAGATGCTGCTATGGACTTGCGTAAATCAGTTACTTCCATCTTCGCAGGAGTAGCTTCAGCTAACTATTTAACACCTGTTGCATCTGATATGTTCGCTGTAACAAAGGTTAATTATCAATTTTCAATAGCTTTTTTATTAGGTTTTTTAGGGTTAAAAGGGGTGGAATTACTTTTAACTAAAGTACTTAAGGATAAAGTAGTGCCTAAAAGTACTATAACTCCAAATAAAATACTAACTAAAAAGTCAGTTAAAAAACCTAGAAGATGATACAAAATGCTATGAAAAACAGATTTTGGGTAATATCAATACCAGTTGTAATTATTGTTATATTTTCTATGGCATCTATTAAAGAAATAGAAAATGCACAAACACAATTAGATTATGGAAAGAAAATCGCTTACTACCTAAGAACATCTACAGACTCACTTACTTATTATGCAATCGCATATACATCTACAAAAGATACTAGCTTTTTAAATCATTTTAATAATCACTTAAACAATAGAAAGCTTATAAAGTTCGTTTTAGATGATAAAGCTACAAAATATTATAACGAAGGCTTAAGACTTAGCAATGAACTTGCTGCCAAAATAGAGAATCCTGCTTTTAAGCAAATGGATAATAAAGCATTTTTTACTCCTTTGTACATAGATTACAAAGACAAGATATTTAAAAATATAGATTCTTTAAGATATAGTATAACAAATGATGCAAATGAAAAACTTGAAAGAGAAAGCATTTTTCTTAATGTTTATATTTATATTTTATGTATTACTATTTTGATTTTAATAATGTTTATTAGATTTAAAAAAGAAAATAGGGCCCCATTAAAAAAGGCTCCTAAAAAGAAATAATATGAAACAATTCTTTTGTGATGAATCAGGTCAATTAAGTATGAAGCGTATATGTGGTTTATTATGTGTAGTAACGTTATGCGTTACTATGTACCACAATAGTTTTAGTGAAGAGCATATAGCCCCTTCTACAATTCTAGTAGAATCAGTAGCTTTGTTAGCGTTCGGTTGTTTAGGATTAACAACAGCTGAGAAAATATTAAAAAAATAAATAGATGAAACTTAGTGCACACTTTGCTTTAGGAGAATTTACTAGAAGTGAATCAGCTAAAAGAGAAGGCTTAGATAATACACCTACAGCAGAACATTTAGAAAACCTAAAGACACTTTGCGAAAAGGTTCTTGAGCCGATAAGATTAAAATACGGCTCAATAAATATCTCTAGTGGATACAGGGGAAAGATGCTCAACCATTTCATTGGAGGCTCAGTAAGTTCAGATCATTGTGTAGGCCGTGCCGCTGACATAGATATGGATGATAGTGGAACAGGAGTAACTAACACAGAGATATTCAATTATATAAAAGACAATCTTGACTACGACCAGCTAATTTGGGAGTTCGGAACTAAAGAGAAACCTGATTGGGTTCACGTAGGATACAGAGGCAAAGAAAATAGAAAGCAAACCTTGAGAGCAACCAAGGTAAATGGCAAGAGCCATTACTCACCATACTAACCAAAACCAATCAATATGGCTAAAACCAAAAATGTGGGTATCATAGGTGATACGCACTTCCCCTTCTGCCATCCTAAATACCTAGACTTTTGTTATGAGGTATTCAACAAGTTCCAATGTTCTGAAATTGTACACATCGGTGATGAAGTAGATAACCACGCTATATCATTTCACGAAACCAACCCTAATGGGGAGTCAGCTTCTAAGGAGGCTATTATGGCTATGCAACAATTAAACATTTGGTACAAGAGATTCCCTAATGTAAAAGTCTGTATCGGTAACCACTCAGCCCTACATAAAAGAAAGGCCATAGCGAATGGATTACCTGAACGATTTATCAAAACCTATGAAGATGCCTGGGAAGCTCCTAGGGGCTGGAAATGGGCCTTAGAATGGGAAATAGATGGTGTTCTATACACTCACGGCACAGGTTCATCAGGACAAGCTGGTGCCATCAATAGAGCAAGAGATGCTCGTCAATCAACAGTCATTGGTCACATCCACTCCTTCGGTGGTGTGCTTTATAGTAGCTCAGATAAGGATATGATATTTGGTATGAATGTCGGTTGTGGTATAGATATTAACGCTTACGCAATGGAATATTCACGACCTTTCCCCAAACGACCTACACTAGGATGTGGGGTTGTTTTAGATAACGGAAGAATTGCTATATTCGTGCCTATGCCGTTAGGAAGCAAGATAATAAGGCTACCAAGAAAATAAGGGCTCATAGATGTTATAACATAAGTGTGTATCTCATTGATAATCAATGATGTATGCACTTTTTATTTCTATAATAATTAAAACGTAAATTTGTATGGGCGAACAACATCCTGATGAAGTAATTAAGGCTCTAAAACTAGAGCAGAAATTATTAGAAGATAGACTGAAAGATGTAGCAATGAAACTAAGATTAA